TCACTTGGCCTGACAAACATTACCATCGCGCCGCAGTTAAATGTGGATGACGGAATTCAGGCCGTGCGGTCAATGCTACCCACTTGCTGGTTTGATGCCGAAAAGTGTAGCCACGGCGTAGAGGCGTTGCGGGCATATCACCGTGAATATGATGACAATAATCGGGTCTGGAAGGGCAGGCCAGCGCATGATTGGGCTAGCCACTCAGCAGATTCGTTTAGGTATTTAGCCGTGGGGTACAGGCAAACCTCCAACTGGGGCGAGCCGCTGCGCAGACGATTACGAGGTGTTGTGTAATGAAAAAGCGAGACAGCAGGCTGTCTAGAGCCGGAGTGAGTGCTTACAACAAGCCTAAAAGAACCCCCAATCACCCTACGAAAAGTCATGTCGTAGTGGCTAAAGAAGGTGATAAGATAAAAACAATTAGGTTTGGTCAGCAGGGCGTTAGTGGGGCAGGTAAAAACCCCAAAACATCATCAGAAAAGAATAGACGAAAAAGTTTTAAAGCGCGTCATGCTAAGAACATTGCCAAAGGCAAGATGTCGGCGGCATATTGGGCAGACAAAACGAAATGGTGAGGTGAGATATGCCAAAAGTAGGTGGAAAGAAATACCCGTACACAAAAGCGGGCATGAAAAAGGCAAAAGCTGCCGCTAAGAAGTCAGGCAAGAAGGTTAAGTACCGTGCCAAGTAAGAAGGGTTTGTACGCCAATATCCATGCTAAGCGCAAGCGCATTAAGGCTGGATCGGGCGAAAAGATGAGAAAGCCGGGGTCTAAGGGCGCACCGACAGCAAAAGCGTTTAAGCAGTCGGCAAAAACGGCGAAGAAGAGGAAGAAGTAATGCCAAGCAGAAAGGGCAGTCCTAATCGTAATAAAGCATTTTTGCTTAATCGGTTGCAGGATATGTACGGTGATGACTTCCATCCAATCATGAGGATGGCAGAGCAAGCTGTGCGCCTGCATGAAAAAGCGGCTGCTGGGGAAACCAACGACATCAAGGCTAGTATCGACGCATGGGACAAGATCGCCGCGTACACCGAGCCTAAGCTGAAGGCTACTGAGGTTGATTTGACCAGTAGCGATGGCTCTATGTCGCCAAAGGTTATTGAGTTAATCCCAAGACTGCCAGAGGACGATGACGATGGCCTTGAGTAACTACACGGAGCTAAAGGCGTCGATTGCGGACTTTCTAAACCGCGATGACCTTACTGCGGTCATTCCCGACTTCATCACTTTGGCCGAGGCGCAGATCAACCGCGACATCCGCCACTACGAGATGGAGAATCGGGCAACGGCTGACCTAGACCAGCAGTTTTTGGATCGTCCTTCAGATTGGGTTGAGACAATCAGAATCAATATCACCAGTGGCGGCACTCGCCATCTGGAATACTTGTCGGCTGCATCAATGGCAGACAAACGTGCGGGGGCAGAGAACACCACGGGAGAGCCTAAATTCTACCGTCACGCTGAGAGAGCGTTTGAGGTGTTCCCCTCCCCGGACGGCACATATGAAGTGGAGCTTCTGTACTACCAGAAGATTCCGTCGTTATCGGATGGCAATGCTACTAACTGGCTTCTGACCGACCACCCAGACATTTATCTATATGGGTCGCTGGTTCATTCAGCGCCCTATTTGGCTGAGGACAGCCGTGTTGGTGTTTGGGCGCAGTTATATTCAGCCGCCAGGGACCGAATCAATCAGAGTGGTGAGGATGCGTCATTCTCTGGCTCTGGACTTACACTAAAAGTTAAGGGGCTAGGATGAGTTTTTCAGATTATTTAGAGGACAAGATCCTCGATCACGTTTTCGGCGGCACAGCCTATACCGCGCCAACCACGTTATATGTGGGCCTGTTCACTTCTACGGCAAGCGATTCTGCTGCGGGTACTGAGGTATCTGGTAACGGATATGCGCGTCAGACTGCCGCATTCACGGTATCAGGTACGTCACCCACTACAGCCGCTACAAGCGCCGCTATTGAGTTTCCAGAGGCTACTGGCTCGTGGGGTACTATCACCTATGCTGGCGTCTTTGATGCGCTCACAGGCGGCAATATGCTGGCCTACGCAGAGCTAACAGATCCCGCCGACTTCACCACCCCGCTGTCCAAGACCGTAAGCACTGGCGATGTGCTACGAATCAACTCTGGCAACCTGAAGGTGACGCTTGACTAATGACTACCATCGTAACCCGAACGGAGACGCAGACTGACGGCACAGCTGCGAAAGGCTCTGAATTAACTTGGTCTGAGGTAGATACCAACTTCATCAACCTAAACGACGATAAGGTTGAGGTATCTGGGGCCATCGTTTTCGCGGCTAAGGCTGGCGAGGCTCTCACTAAGGGCGATGTGGTCTATGTATCGGGCGTCAGTGGTAATGAGCCTGTAGTCTCTAAGGCAGACGCTGATGATGCATCCAAAATGCCCGCATTTGGTTTGGCTGAGGCTGATGCCAACCTTAACGCAGCGGTCAACGTAGTCACGTTCGGCACACTCTACGATCTAGATACCTCAGCGTTTAGCGCGGGTGATACCGTCTACGTCTCCACAACGGCTGGCGGCTTAACAGCAACCAAACCCGCTGGTGAGTCATCACTTATCCAAAACCTTGGCTTGGTGATCCGCTCACACGCGTCTGCTGGGTCTATCAAGGTAGGTGGCGCAGGCCGTACAAATGCCGTCCCGAACCTGAATGACGGCAATGTGTTTATTGGTAACGCCAGTAATCAGGCAGAGACTAGAGCGCTAGTAGAGGCTGACATCAGCGACCTTGGCTCTTACATTGGGCTGACGGACTTAAGCGTTGCGACTGCTCTTCCGTCTGGTAGCGGAAGTCTTACTTACAACAATACTAATGGTACGTTTCTTTTTACGCCTGCTAATTTATCTGGCTACCTTACAGCAGAGAGTGACACCCTTGATTCAGTAACAGATCGTGGCGCTACGACTACCAACTCAATCACCGTTGGTGGCCTCACAGTAGACACCAATACCCTTGTTGTTGACTCAACGAATAATCGGGTGGGAATTGGCCTTACAGCCCCATTAACTGCGCTACACGTTAAGGGCGCTGATCCCGTTCTCACTATTCAAGATAACGCAGGGACGCTCGCACAGGTTGAGTGGGTAGATTCATCGGGTAACACGCTGATGAATATGCGCTCTGGCGGCACTGATTTCGTTACGGACTTAGAGGCTGGCGGTAGCTACATCTATAGAAACTCAGGAAGCGAGCAGTTCCGTATTGACTCTAGCGGCAAGTTACTTGTCGGCACTACGTCATCAACGCTTCAAACAAGCGCGGTATTTGAGGGGCCATCAGCGTATGCCGCCGCACTAGTAGCTCAGTCAGATTCCAGCGCAAACAACTGGGCAAGGATTGACCTAGTTAACCAAAACACGACAACAAACGGGATTATATATCTTGATCAAAGCGGAAACATGACTGTCCGCAACGACTCTGTAACAGGCAACGCAATATCCCTTACCGCCGGAAACACTGCTGACGGAAACATTATCTTTAACAGCAAGGTTGGTACGGAGCGTATGCGTATCACGAGTGCTGGATCAGTTTGTATTGGCGATGACGATCCTGATGCAAACGGCCCGCGTTCTGCGCTTTACGTTTGTTCAGAAGATAACAATACAGGCGTATCGGACAACACTAACATCCCCGATATTTTTGTAGGCGCTTCTAGTACAGCGGGCGGTGGCGGCGCTGGCGGTGAAATTCGCTTTGGTTCGCGTGTTTATGGCACATCAGGATTTGCCGCGTTTAAAGGCTACATTACAGACGGTACTGCAAACTACAACTTAGGCCATCTTGATTTAAATATGCGGGCCAATAATACGTCGGCAAGCATGACGAGGCGCTTTCGCTTTGAGTATGACGGCGACTTTCACGCGGACGGAGATGTGGTTGCGTACTCAACAACTGTATCGGACGCAAGCCTCAAGGATGACGTAGAGACGATTGATAGCGCACTAGACAAGGTGAGCAGCCTGCGAGGTGTGACGTACACTTGGAACGCTGGATCACGAGAGGGCAAGCGTGATCTAGGTGTGATTGCCCAAGAGGTCGAGGCGGTACTGCCAGAGATTGTCCGCGAAAAAGAAATGCCCTTGCTGGACGGTGAAACTTATAAGACCGTGGACTACGAAAAGCTGACCGCTGTACTAATTGAGGCGGTCAAGGAATTGAAGGCAGAAGTGGAGGCGTTAAAGAATGGCGCTTCAGTCTAGCGGACAGATCACCCTCGACGACATCCACGTTGAGGCCGGAGGTACTATCATAGCTTCTGAAGCTTCTGACAATAAAGATCAAATAGATTTG